GTCTTGTATGTGCTGAGTTGGGGCTTGTTCCTAGCTCTTCTTTGGATAAGCTTCGGAAGGCAACTATACAATGGGTACTACAACCCCTAACAGAAAACAATACTGATAAATATTTGTCAAAAAAATTTTGGGCAGATGCGAGCGATCAGTTAATGTATCAAGGCAAAGCCCCACAGTTTTCTGACACAAAAGCAGCCCGCATGCCCGCATTTTTTGAACATGCAAACACAAACCTACCCCAGTACGCTTAACTTTCATTCAGAAAAGTTAGCAAAACTGGTAGAGGATTTAGAAACCAAGTTCGCTTGGCATCCAGTCCACCCCAAGGAGGACTTAGCCTCCATCATGTACCGTTCTGGACAACAGGATGTGGTACAATATATAAAATCTATTATAGAAGAAATTTAATGTGCATATTTAGAAGTTCACCTGCGACTCCTATATCTACTCCATCTCCTATACAACCTAGACAACCTGATCTACTTCAAGCATCAAGGCTGCCTAGCAAAAAAGAGTTGGTAGATCCAGATGATACAGCCGGAGTTAAGTACGGAGATCAAACAAAAGCAAAGCCAGAATCAAGAGGAGCAGCTAAAAAAACAGGTACAGATGCTCTTAAAATCAACCTCAACACAGGCACAGGAACTGGCGGTGGAACTGGAGGATTAAATGTATAAGGCAAGGGAAAAGTATAGCAAACTATCATCAGGCAGAACTCAATTTCTTGACGTTGCTGTTGAATGTTCTGAACTTACCTTACCTTATCTAGTTACTCAAGACGACAATAACACAGGCAAACGTACACTGCTACAACCCTTCCAATCAGTCGGAGCTAAAGCAGTAGTTACGTTGTCAGCAAAGCTAATGTTAGCTATGCTACCACCACAGACAGCCTTCTTTAAACTGCAAGTCAGGGATGACAAGCTAGGAGAAGAGATGGACCCTACTATGCGTAGTGAGTTAGACTTATCATTCTCTAAACTAGAGAGAATAATTATGGACTACATCGCTGCCTCTAGTGATAGAGTTGTAGTACATCAAGCCATGAAACACCTTATAGTTTCTGGTAATGCTCTTATATTTATGGGCAAAGATGGATTAAAACACTACCCACTCAATAGATACGTTGTTGACAGAGATGGTAATGGTAATGTCATAGAGATAATTACTAAAGAATTAATTAGCAGAAAAGTTTTAGGTCTAGAGTTGCCTAAGCCGCCCGAAGCAGGGCCGAATGATCAGTCAGACTCTTATGAAGACGACGCTGAGGTGTACACCTGTGTCAAGATGGATGAAAGTAGCGGACGCTGGATCTGGCATCAAGAAGTAGATGGAAACATTCTTCCTGATAGCCGTAGCACAGCACCTAAAAACGCTTCACCATGGTTAGTTCTTCGTTTCAATACAGTCGATGGTGAGGACTATGGACGTGGTAGAGTAGAGGAGTTTATCGGAGACTTAAGAAGTCTTGATGGATTGTCTCAGGCATTGGTAGAAGGAGCTAGTGTAGCAAGTAAGGTAGTCTTTCTTGTGTCACCTTCATCAACAACCAAACCACAAACCTTATCACAAGCTGGTAACGGAGCTATCATACAGGGTAGACCAGAAGATGTAGGAGTCGTGCAAGTTGGTAAGACGGCAGACTTTGCTACAGCTGCACAGTTAGCAGCAACAATAGAAAAAAGAATACTAGAAGCTTTCTTGGTTATGAACATCAGGAACGCAGAAAGAGTGACAGCTGAGGAGGTAAGACTTACACAGCTAGAACTAGAATCATCGTTGGGTGGACTCTTCAGTTTGTTAACGGTTGAGTTTTTAGTACCATATCTCAACAGAACACTGTTAATACTACAGCGTAATAAAGAGATACCTAGATTACCTAAAGATATAGTTCGTCCTAAGATTGTAGCCGGTGTAAATGCACTAGGTAGAGGTCAGGATAGAGAAGCTCTTACTACATTTATAGCAACAATAGCTCAGACCCTTGGTCCAGAAGCATTGTTAAAATATGTAGAACCAAGTGAAGCTATCAAAAGATTGGCAGCAGCACAAGGTATTGATGTTCTAAATCTAATTAAGACAAACGAACAGTTAATGCAAGATAAGCAACAACTAGCACAAGAAAAAGCACAGGCATCGCTTGTTGATCAGACAGGACAGATTGCAGGCACACCACTGATGGACCCACAAAAAAATCCACAGTTGGCAGAGCAGGCTAGTGCTGCTATCGAAGGATTATCACAACAACAACCACCACAATAATAATGGCAGAAGAAAACACATTTACCGTCGATACTTCACCACAGACAGAGACTTTGTCTGACAACCTAACCGCTGACGAGCAAGACTCTCTTGCCGTTGGCGAAAAGATGGTTGCAGAACAGGAACAACTGTTAGCTGGTAAGTACAAAGATGCGGCGGACTTAGAAAAAGCTTATATAGAACTACAGAAAAAGTTAGGGGAAAATGGTGAGCCAGCAGAAGAAACAGAAACAGCAGAAGCAGAGACAGATACAGAACAGCCAAGTCTTAGCGACGGGGCTTCCCTTATCTCTGATGCTAGTGATGAGTTTAATAATGATGGTAAACTTTCTCCTGATACACTAGAAAAGTTTAACTCTATGTCTAGTAAAGATCTTGTAGAAGCATACATGGAGATATACAACTCTCCACAATACCAAGATAGACTAGCTGCACCGAGTGTTGAACTTAGTGAGTCAGAGGTTAACGCCATACAGAACTCAGCTGGTGGGGCAGATAAATATTCAGACATGATACAATGGGCTGGATCTAATTTAGACCCTAAACAAGTAGAAGCATTTGATAACATTATAGCAACTGGTACAGTAGATGCTGTACAGTTTGCAGTTAGTGCATTAAAAAATCAGTACGAAAACGCTAACGGATATGAAGGTACAATGTTAACAGGTAAGACAGCCCCTACTAAGGGAGATGTTTTTCGTAGCCAAGCTGAATTAGTACAGGCTATGAGTGACAGAAGGTATGATAGCGACCCTGCCTACAGGCAAGACATTATCGAAAAACTTGACAGATCAGATTTGGACTTTTAATTATGCCCGGACATTACGGAAAGAAAAAACCAGCAGGCAAGAAAAAAGCTAAGGGGACTATCTCCCCAAAGCTGGCAAAGCTGCCACCAAAAGTTGCGGCTGCAATCACTAAAAACATGAAAAAGAAGAAAAAGTAATGGCTAAACTTAAGAAGCAAACCCCCGGTGAAGGGGGTTCACCTTACCAGCCATACAAACCAAAACCTTCTGGACCTTATGTTCCAGCTCCTAAGAAAGCTACGAAAAAGAAACGTGACAAATTAAAAATTGCACAGCTTCCTAGACTTAGTGGCTCAGGAGATATGACTAATTCAGAATTTAAAAAAGCTCTTAAAATAATTAACTCTTCATCACCTAATGAATCAATTAGAAAAAAGCGTGAGAAGTTACTAATCCAACAAGCTATAAAGGGAGTGTAATGGCTGTAAAGAAAAAGAACGTCAGTCTCAAAATGGGAAAGCACAAGTCCCGTTCTGGTGGACTGACAGCAGCCGGTAGAAAGAAGTACAATGCTGCTACTGGCTCTAACCTCAAAGCACCACAGCCCGGAGGTGGTGCACGTAAGCGTTCTTTCTGTGCTCGCATGAGTGGAGTAAAAGGACCAATGAAAAAACCAAACGGCAAGCCTACAAGAAAGGCACTTGCCCTACGCAAATGGAAATGCTAACATGGCTATGACATACGATGAGGACGGCAGGCAATCACGCACTATTACAGAGAGGAAGCGGAGACTCGCCCAACTCGGACCTGATTTTGAAATAGAAAGAGACATTCTAGAAGCTAGAAGTAACAAGAAAGCAAAACAAGATGCTGGTATGGATATGCTACTAGATGCAATTAAAAAGAAAAAGAAAAAAGGTAAAGCATAATGGCAAAACGAGGATTGTACGCAAACATTCATGCCAAGCGTAAGCGGATCGCCGCTGGCTCTGGTGAGAAAATGAGAAAGGTGGGTTCTAAGGGCTCTCCCACCGCCGCTAACTTTAAACGGGCAGCGAAAACAGCAAAACCTTACAAGAGAAAATCAAAGAAAAAATAATGACTGACAAACTAATTAACATTTATCCAAATGAGACTCCACCTAGAGTCATTCCAAATTATCCAATTAACAAACATCCAATCATGACAAACGAAGCAGAAAGATTCAATGGCTGGGCAGCAATGCTTGGTTTCGTAGCAGCAGTAGGTGCTTACGCAACAACAGGACAAATCATCCCCGGTATATTTTAATGGCAGCTATCTCAGTAACAAGAGGAAGTCAAACTTCCAACTGGGAAAGCTTCTGTGACTGGGTTACAAGCACAAACAACAGACTATATGTAGGTTGGTTTGGTGTCTTGATGATTCCAACATTGCTAACCGCAACAACTTGTTTTATTCTCGCCTTCATCGCAGCACCGCCTGTAGACATAGACGGCATACGTGAGCCAGTTTCCGGCTCGTTA